CAGCATCAGTAGGTCTAGGTAATGAATTTTCAGAAGACCACTCAAGAGTTGATAGATCGTTTTCATAGATAATCCATACGCTATCAGGTCTTAACTTTTTAATTGCAGAACCGTAAGATGGAGTTTTAACGTTTTGAACTGGAAGTGTCATTGTAATTAAAAATTAAGGTGCAAGTTCATAGCAGATCATAACAATCATACCACGAGCGTTTTGGTTGTTGTTAGCATCCCAACCACCGAAGTCGATAGTTCCTCCTGCCCAACCTCCAAGGTATTGTTGGTAACGAAGTGACGTACCTGCAGGTTGGTTTGGTGTATCAATGAATGCTGAGAAGTAGTCTCCTTCAAAAGCACCATTACCATTTTGCCAGTGAATTCCTGCAAATGTATCAATAGTGCTATTTGATCTATAAGCATCAACTAATGAAGTAAAACCACCACTACCAATCCTTCTTCTTAAGTCAACGTATTGGTGCTGAGTGTTAGGACCATACATTTTAGTTTTCCACTGACACAAAATCTTAGAGTTTGCTTTTGTAGTCGTGATGTCAACATACCAATCACCAATAGCAGTTAAGTTATTAACGTTGTTCTGATAACTTGAGTTACCAAACTCACCATATGAGTTACTAACTCTTTGAACGACTTGTAAAACTTGACCACCACCAAGAGTATTACCTGATAAATCTTGAATTGCAGTTGTCTTAACAACACCTGCCACAGTCACTGTTCCGTCTGCAGCAGCAGCGATTGCATCTGTGTTAGCAGATGGGTGTTTGATAGCAGCTGCCTTAACTGTTCCACTAACAGTCAAATCACCTGTTACCGTTGGACTGCCTTGAACGGATCCTACATTAATCGTTGACATGAGAATATTCTAGACTTTGAAAGTATTTATACGTCTTTTTCTTGTATAACACCACCAGGTGTAGTATAGCAATCTCGATCAGTAAGTGTAGTAACTGGTATACCCGCTTTCTCTGCAGTTTCTTGAATATGAATACCGCCAGGTGGTGTATAAAGATACCAACCAGTTGCAATATATTTGGTTCTTGTATATGGAGGATTACCTCTATGAGTATGAGTAAAAGATGCAGGGAAGATTACGATGTCCCCTTTCTGTGGTTGATATCTATATTTTTGAAATAAAAATTCTGTTTCTCCTTCTCCATCAGGCATATCATTTAAGTAAATAGTCCATACCAATTCTCTCATTACAAATTGCATTGCATTTCTTTCACAATGCCAAACATGATAACCCTGACAAGGCAATGTTTTTTGTAATTTAATCTCACTATTCGTTAAAAACGCACCCTTTAAAGCACCCCATGTATTTGCATATTCTGATGCTGCAGGGGTTAGGTAATCGTCAAGTTCTCTAAACCTTTCTTTATGCTCTGGATTAGTTTCGATAAGAAACGTACTTCGATCTTCTCTCAATGCGTTATCATTACCAATATTTTTATCAAGTGGTTGAGACTCAATATAATCTATGGTTCTATCACATAATTCATCTGGAACTTTCTTTTCCCATATACCAATGAAATCTTTTAATTTCATATCACTATAAGGAAAAGACACAAAGTCCCTTATATTAGCTGTCATAATTAATCGTCATAAACTAGGCATTCTGGTTCGTCTGGGTGCATTTCACAGAACAGTTCTAATGCATTAGGATCATGATGATCTCCTGCTTCAATCTCATCGTGATGATGCTCTGCATAGACTTGAAGTTCATGCAATTCTACTTTAGCATGTCTGCGAGCAGCAGGTGATGACATTGGATTTTCAATTAGATCTTTGTCGTATTGAATGTGGTCTTCTATTGTTTTCATTATTGTACCTCGTTGATACAGAACTATTTATACTTGTATTATAAAAAATGTGAGTGTGGATGTCAAGTTATGCTATCTGACTTTGTGAGAGATTCGGGACATCTGAGTCCTTCATCAAAGCAAGTTCTGTTTGAAAGTTACTCAATCCAACTGCTTTATGTGCTACCGCAGCAATTAACCATCTACCACTGTATTTGGCATCACGACTAGGTGTGTCACCAGTTTTATAAGTTGTTGGTATTTCCAGATTGACACCTGAACCTGCATATAAATCAAGATTACCAGGCACGATGATAGTCATCTGACACTGCTTTAATGTTTCAATACGCATCCATTGATATGCTTGTAATTCAATTAACTGTTCATAATTTCTTTGAGGATTATTTTCCAATTTAGGATCAAAAATTTGATTAGGTATCATTGAATACCTAACTCTCTTAGGATAGTTAGCCCAATTTTTAGATAAATTATCCATTCTTGACTGAGGATTTATAGAGTTACCACCATTTAAGTGTGACATTCTCTTCCACAATTCACTCATACTGTATCGATAAGCATCAGCAGATAAGTCAGTGCTAGTTCCCATTCTAGATCTAGTAATAAAAACAGGATCAAACCCTACACTATATCCTGACCATGCACCATTTCTCAAACCTATTAAGAAATTTTTCTCTTCGGGAAATGCAATACGATCAATATTGAATTGATCATTTTCCTGATTACCAACTCTCTTTGGAACGTAACTATAAGTGTATAGTTTAGTTTTACCTGTGTTTACATTTGTTTCCTTTTCATCTTGTTGAACAATATCCTCAATCATAGAGTCAATTGATTTATAGTTAAATCCAAGTGCATTTTCATAAAAAGCAAATGCATTTTGTAACGTACCTTTTTTACTAGATTTACGAATACTTCTTTGAGACATCCAATAAATCAAATCAAATGCTCTCCAGTTTGGAGATATGAATGTTTGTTTATTAATTGTAGTTTCAGTAAAAACTCTCTTTTGACTCTTTATAAATTCCTTTCCTAGTAATTTTTTGACAATATTAGCAGAATCAGTTTCATTTTTAAATATAACCTCAGAATTACCAAAAATATTTGTTGTTTCATTAATTAAATATTCATCAGAAACACAATTAATTAAGTAAGTTTCATTAGTCTGTCTAGTTCTGACTCTGGCTTGAATCTGATATGATCTAAAATAATAATTTCTATCTTTGATAGAACTTCTAATTTCAATTAAAAATAATTCAGATCCAGTTAAAGTTCCTATAACTCCTCCTGCGTCTTCTAAAACAATACGACACTCCATACAGGAGTTTGCAATACTCTCATAGATTTCAAATCCTCTTAGAAATTGCATCAAGTCATACTCTCCATCAGGAGTTTCTACTCTATTACCATCTCTAAAAAGAGACAGAGCAACTTCAATTTGCCCCGTCTCTTCTCGGACTAGTGATCCATTCCTAGTATTGTTTTTACTCACGAGAAAATACCTCTAAGAGGGTTATTGAAGGAATTTAGCACAGCAACTGCAGTTCTTAAAACTGTTCCTGTTGTTCCACCAACATTTGCAAACGTACCACCACCTGTTTGAGCACCTAAAAGTTGCCTAATCGCCGATTCAGCCGTTTGAATGAATTGCCTATTGGAACCATTTTGCGCTTCAACAGCAGCCAACGCCATTTGCACGATCTCAGAAGTCTTCGCATTGATCTCTCTTCTTGCTTGGTTTCTTTGCTCAGTAACATTTTTAACTCTCTGTTGCTCTTGATTATTTTGTGCAAATCTCGATCTATTCTGAGAATTAAATATGTTTGGTTGATATTGTTGAGTTGTAAAGAAGTCACTCATATTACCAAAGTTGCTTCCTGAGAACATACCATCAAATGTTCTATTAGAACCTGGTTGATCATTATTACCAAATAGGTTTAATCCAGATAAACTATTTGAAGCAATTAATTTTCTTCCTGAGTTTTCTTTACTTAACTCCACGAATGAATATGAAGCAGTTCCTGGTTTTCCTAAGATAGGAGTCTTACCTGCACCTACACCCTCATAATCATAGTGACCGCTGCCAGGTCCATGACTGTATCCATAATTCCAACCAAATCTAGAAGCATTATTTTTCATCCATGTGTTTGAAGAACCAGAGATATCTAGACCCTCTCCATATAAATGAACTGAGTTTTTGTGACCGTCAACTTCTTTATTTTTTGATGGTGATCTACCAGTGCTTGCGACATCAGATCCTTTTACCATTCCATTTGATGCTTGCATCATCTTAGCAAACTTTTCAGCAGCAGGTTGGGAGAATACTAGAGGACGTCCAAATTTATCAGTGACTCCCTCAATACCCCATCCAGAACCTGTATCTGGATGTGAAGTTGGAATAACTCTAAATGAGTCAACTTTACTAGTGGTTTCAGCACCATCACGTCTATTCTCATTGAATGTAGAGGAAGAATCTAATGTTGCAGCTGCAGCAGGTGCTCCACCAAAAAATTGTGCTAATCCAAATGTCCAATCAAATCCTTTACTTGATTTTGACTCGTCCATAGGGACTATTAAACCTCTATCTAAAAGGTATTGTCCAATACCGTCTCCCAAACCTTTATTCTTCATCAAATTGACAATAGTAGGTCCTCTACGTCCAACTTGATTAAACCAAAGACTATCTTTTAGTTCATCTCCTGCGATTTCATAATCACCTTTGTTGAACGCTGCCATGAACTTAGGGAATCCTGTATGCCAACCTGCACCTTGATTATAGGTTAGATCAACCAATGCTGCTTTTTGTTGAGGACTAGATTTACCAAAACCAGGTATTTTCATAGCAGCGTTTTTGTGATCTTTATAATCTTGTCTAAACAGTTGATTTGCAAACGCTCTACTAATAGTGGGAGGGAAATTATCAGAAGGTTTAATATAATGACCATATCCAATAGACATTCCACCATCAGGTTCAGGTATTGCTGTTGGACTGAAACCCTCATGAATCTTAATCATTCTCTTAGCAAACTTATCGTACCCACCACCTTCTTCAAAGAATCCTAGAAGTCTTGCTTCTGTCATTCTTTGAGATGTTAGATTGGGATTCTTTTTAGTTGCAGGAGTATCAAACGGAACAATAAATGCACCACCATCCGACTTCTGTGCAACATATTCAGTTCCATGTCCAATAAAATCAGGTTTAGTACCATCTAGTGATACAGGATACCCTGACTGAGGACCAGAAATCCAACCACCCTTAGCATAACCATCTAGATAACCTCCTTTTTCAAATCCATAACTTTTAGTTTTACCTGTTTCTAAGTAATAAATTAACTCTTCAATTTCTTGACCTTTACCAAACAACCTATCAATCAAAGAGAGATCTTCTTTTTGTTTTCTAAGTTGTTCGATTCTTTGTTCTTTGGAAAGAGTATCTGCAAGGCCATCTCCAGAATTTTCTAAACCCTCTGCAATCGCTTCCTCATTTTTATTGACTAAACCAGGAATTTGATCAGCATATTTTGGGAGAAGAAACAATGCTGCACCTGCAATCAAAGGATGAGTAGCAAGTTTGGCAAAGGCAGCAAGGAGACCCTTGTGAAAGAATAATAGCACACTTGAGAAGGTTTTGATAACCCCCATTGGATTTGTAAGAAAATTTAACGCTAGGAATGCGGTTCCTAGTCCCATGAGTGCTCTCGTGAAACCACCTATTCTCTCCATCCATGTAGCATCTTCTTTTAAAAGATCGTACAGTCCTTCTATTGTATTAACAAAAGCAAATTTAGCAACAGATGCAATAAATTTAAAAACTTTAGCAAGAACTTCAAGTCCTTTAATAACCTTATCTTGATTCTCAGGGTTAGATAACCATTTAAGAGCAGGAAGAACTAAGAAAAACTTTATCAATGCACTTGCTAATTTTGCAAGTGATTCAAAGAAACTTGGTATTTTTCCCTTAAATAAACTATCAAATGCTTTCATTTTGATAGGTTTTCTTTTTGTATATTTTGGAACGAATGATGCTTTCTTTAATCTCTCTTCATCTATCTTCAACAACTTCATCTGTACGTCTTTTATAGACACTATAGTGCTGCCAATAGAATTGACAACTCTACCCATACTATTAATTGCTCTTGTATTTTGCTTTATAACAGTAGTTAATGCTTTATTTCCTCCTTTTGCATTAGCTCTAGAAGTAGTGCTCGCTCCCGCATTAGGATCAACGAACTTATAAAAATCAATTTTAGCACCTTTTTTTACTGTTGCCATTATCGTTTAGCACCTGATGTAGAAGATTGTGCCACTAAGTAAGTATCACCGCTATTTATCGGCACAGGAGTAGGTGCTGCAATAATTTTCTCTACAACCAAAGGAACAGGTATAAACTCAATAGCAGTCTGTAGTGCATACTCTGCGTTAAATCGATTATTTTGTAGTAATTGCTTTCCTTTATCAAGAACACCTAATATTCTAGGGTCAACACCTAGTTCTGCTGCAAGTTCTGGTAACCCCTCAATCATGTTTCCAGATTGAACACCACTAAGAATTGCCTGATAAACACCTTTCATACCTACTTTATCTGCAATATTACCAATAGCACCCATCGCACTAAAACCTTCACCTGGTTTACCTAAGATAGATTCCATACCTGGAATTGATAATATATTAGGAACTTTACTTGCCAAACCTCCAAGACCAGGAACTGCTCCTAAAATACCTTGTAACTTATTTTTCTCTAACCATTTTCCAAATCCTTCAATATTACTTGAAAGACCAGGCATCATACCAACTACTTGACCAATAGCACCACCAATATTACCACTATAAAGATTCATTCCAATCTTACCAATAGTGCTATTCTTTGCCATATCAAAGAAACCTTGGACTTTAGTGCTCACATTTGTTAGGAATTTGGTAGCACCAGTGTATGCATTAGAAATTCCTTGTCCAAACTTACTCATACGCAAGTTCATCAACCAGTTTGGAGTTTCGACCACTGATCTAGCGGTAGAACCAATAGCAGAGAAATTACTGATACCACTAAGAGCACTCAATGCAGCACCACCAAGATTACCAGAACTAAGTGCGTTTACTGCATTGATAGCAGGTACGATAATATTTGCGCCAGGAATAAATGATGCAATAGTAGATACAATTGGGTTTGAAGCAACATCAGATACAACATTCCATGCACTTTTAGCAACATTAGTAACAGTGTTAACTACACCCTTAACTGCATTTTTGATTCCTCTGAATATACCACCAATGAAGAACTCTGGTAACTCACCACCATCTGCCTTAAACCATGTTGTAGGATTCCACCATTTTTTATCATTTGCAGGATTCAGATCATCAAATTTACTAGTATCCTTGTTCTCAGGTTTTACATTTTCATAGAACTGCTCATACTCAGTCTCATTCATAGCAGAACTGTCAACAGTCCCCATTATCGAATGCATTGCCTTCAGATAAGCAGTCTGCTTGTCAACCATTTCCTGATTATGATTCGTTCCTAGGAATCCACCACCAGTAATAATTTTATCAAATAAACCTTTAAAACCTTTAGTTTGTTCTAATGCATAATCTCTTATTCTTGTTCTCTTTTCAATTTCTTTTAATTGTTCCTCCTTAGTCATTCCCTCAAACTTTTTGAGGTAATTTTCAAATTTTTTCTGTTCTATAGAACCAAATCCCGCTTGAATTCCTAAATCAAGAGCAAGACTAGCAAGTATCATAAGAGGGTGCCCCCCACTTGCTTTAGGTTTGAACTTTATATTTTTTGGATTTATTTTTACATTGAGATTGGGTTTTACATTGAGATTGGGTTTTACAACGTTAGGTTTTACAAAATTGTTTGGTTTTACATTACCTGTAACATTAGGTTTTTTAAATACGTTTTTTATACCATCAAGTGCTCTAGTAAGAACATTACCAGTACGTGATTGGGTAACTTTGCTTGGTGTAACAGATTTCTTTATACTATCTGTAAGTCTTTGAAAAAGGTTTTTACCTGTCGTAGTGCTTTGAGTAACTTTACTACTTGCAGTCGATCTAAATTTTCTAAGCCACTCTCTTACTCCACTGAGAGGACCAGGATTCATCTGTCTTCCACCAGTTACCGTCCTTTTCAAGTTTACCCTATTATTTTTAAGATTAGGTCTTAAATTTTTAACGTTGGGTAAACATCTACCTTTGCCTGGAATAAATCTAGTTGCACTAAGAAGATTTGCTAGAAAGATAATATCAGTAATAATACTGAATGGGTTCATTAGGTATTTCAACCCAATGATACCTGTCATTAACTTACCGAGACCACCAAGTCTACCTAATAATGTTGTATCATCACCAAATAATTGATCAATACCATCTACAATATTATCCTTAATTAACCATTTACCAAAACCATATATCTTCCTAAAGACAAAATCCGTCTTCATTAGGAAGGTCTCTATTTTTTTTAAGTTTTCTTCATCTGCAGTATATTCTAATAATTCTTTAATTAGAAATAAAGAAAATATTTTAGTTGCTAGAGCTACAAATGGAGATAGGAGAGGACCTACCCACCCAAACATTTTACCAAATATACTCTTTAGTTTAGTATCTGGTTTAAATTTTTTTGCGTCTTTTCCTTTTTTATTAAAATATTTCGATAATCCTTTTTCTGATAACTCTTCTGCTTCAGCATCAAGTTCCCTTCGTTTTTGTTTTCTTTCTGCCTCTAATGTTTTCTTTTCTAGTCCTAAACGTAAATTAGTGATTTTGTCTAAATCAACAACCTTATGTCCAACGCCCTCTAATGTCTTACCAAGTCTATTTTGAGCAAGAATAGTCTGTCTCGCAGCAACAACCGATGGAGTTTTGATAGACGCCACTCCAGGATTGATAAACTTGTAGACTTGTATCTTAGCCACCTTGTGCTTTTTGCTCCTTCATACGTTTTTCTTCTTCTTTTAGGAAGTTGATTAGAAGATTCATATAGACTTCTTTTTCCCATGGCATGAGATTTTCAATATATTCAATATTCCACTTATGATGGTGAATTAAAGCAAAATTGCTCTCATAATATGACTTCAAGTCCATGTGCATTAGGGCTATCCGAAAAAACTTGCTAATCCCTCTAGAATTACATCACTCACAACTCCAGTATTAGGGTTAGTAACCTTAACTGTGTGAGTTAATTTCGGCATAGTTTCAAAAAAGTCTTGAATCATTTGAAACTGTTTAGTATCCATACCTTCAAAGAAGTCTTGAATTTCTTTTTTAGGTACGTCATGACAGTCATAAACTTGTTCTGGATCAGAAATTGTCTTAATACAACTTCCTGCCATTTCAAAGACTTGATCAACACCCACGTCAGAACCATCACCAACAAAGTTCATACTAACAAAAGTATCTAAACTTGGATACCCCATAGTAACCGTGACTTCATCAGTAATTTTTAGATCAGTTTTGTGACCTCTAGTCTTTTTAACTTTGATTTCATCAAGAGGAATGTCAACTTCAACAGTAGTTTCATTATCATCAGGGCAGGTCAAAGAGACCTTTACACTTTCACCAACAGACTTAGTTCTAATCTGTAAGAAAAGGTATTCAATGTCAAAAGTTGCCAAATGATCGATATCCTTGATATCTGTGCAAGCACTCATGATATCTTTAATAGCGACAATTAACTGTTCTTGGTCTTGAGATTGAGTTGCGAGAAGTAAAAGTTTCTCTTCTTTAACGAGGAATGGTCTATAATTCACCGTTCTACCATCTGACGGTAGTTTCATTTTGTACTTTGGTACATTTAACTTAGGTAATGCCATAGAAGTTCAATTCAGTATAGTTATTTAGTCAAAAACCCTAGGGGTCAAATTTTTGGCGGGATTTTTTTTGCGGTTATCTGGGAACTAAAAGTCGATTTTGGTTTTAGAAGACTGCACTATTATATCTAGACGCGGTAGGAATGTTCTCTGTAAATGGATTACTATCAGGAGGGTAACTGTATTGACCAGGATCACTGAAGTCATCCTCAACTATCATACGATAACGTTCGTATAAGAGTCCGACTGTCAACGTCATCGCTCTAGCTGTGTCATTGTTCAATTGAATTGACCCAATATTAAATGGAAATACATTTCTCATCTCCCATACAGCAGTGACTCTATATTTTCTTGCGATCATCTTAGGAAGTGTAGAGTCTTTTAGGTACGCTCTCATCCTTTCATCTTCTGTTACCTTTCCACCCATGTTTCTTTCCCATTTCCATATTGTCAGTGATGGACAAACATAATCATCGTAAAATTCTACATATTGATTTGCATCAGAAGAAATTCTTGTAGTCCACTCTTCAAAAAATGATCTAATGTATTGAGAGCGTGGCATGATAAATGATATATTCATCTGACTGTATGCTGTTCCAGTTGCATACTTGATTGATGATCCTACACTTAGAAATGAACCTGAAGTCATCTGTTTACTTGGAAGGTTCACCGAATTAGCATAGTAATTTAAGTTCGTGCGAAGATCCACCCCAGCTGGGTTCAATCTTTTAGATTTACTTCCTCCTATTGTCGGTCCTAGAACACTTGTCAATAATCTAGGCGGAGCAAAATGAACCGAGAATAAGTTGGTAAAACTCGGATGATTTTCCTCTTTCTTTGAGAACGCTAAGAACTCTTGATATGAAGGATACTGTGCTTGTTCGGTGTTCATTATACTTTAAGTTCCTTTTCGGTGATCAACATAAATTCCCAGTTTTGATCTTTACAGAACTCAGATGCTGCTTTCCATTTTGCTTGATTGACACTCCAAGTCACAACTTCATTAATATAACGTTTTGTCATTCGTTTCTGAGTTTTAGGTTCTTTTGTTTGTTTCAATGGTTTAACTTCAACCAAATACCTTCTACCTTCTATCTTTACATAGAAATCTGGAAAATATCTGTGTCTTTTACCATCAACAGGGGAGATATAGGGAATAATAATCTCTTCACTACCCCATTCTTGAACCGTGGAGGTAATATCGCACCATTTCATGAACTTATACTCCCAAGACGATCTATAAATAACGTTATTGGGGTCACCTTTATACTTTCTTGGAAAGTTTGGTCGATATTTTCCTTGATACCTCATAAATACATAGAGAC